CAACGTAATCTGCTTAGACAATATGCTCCCGCTCGTCAGCCTCCCCACCGGCACAGCCAGGCTCTTGCCTTGGCCGGGGTTCTTAAAGAGGGAATAGATTTGGGCGGGGGTAAGAACAGAAGAATAGATACGAACATCGTCAAGGCTTCCCTTTAACCAGTCAGTGCTAACCCGCCCATTGCCAAGCCTGGCTATGGTCAATGTGTTGTTAGTCGTTGTTGCTGTGTCGGTCTGCAAAACTCCGTTGATATAAAGCCGCCATACTTTCGATCCATCCTGCGTAATGACGAAATGATACCAAGTGTCGTAAGAGATATTTGAATTAAAATCAAGCCTGATGTTGTCGCTATCAGTGTTTGTTTCTCCGCTAATATTAGAAATCTCCTCTCCGGCAGCGTTGCCAAACCTCAAAAATCCATAACTCCCAAGCTGACTTGCCACGATACCAAGATAATCCTGGTCTTGTATTTTCGCCCAGAATGCTAACGTGTTGTTCGCGCCAAAGTTGATGTTGCTTCCCAAAGCGGCGTAGTCGCCAGCCCCGTCAAAGGTAAGACAGCCGCCCTTTACCCCTGTTCCGTATGTTGCGTTTGTGATGGTCAGGTTGTTGCCGGTTCCGCTTCCGTCAAAAGCCGTCGTTCCCGTTCCCTCATCAAATCCCCAGTATGCTACCAGATTGGTGTCGGGGGGAAAGTCGGCGGAAACGGCTATGTCTAAGGCGGTTCCCACCGTAAGCGAACCGGAGAACGTACCGGTGGCGGCGTTCAAATTTACGGCCGTAATATTTAAAGCATTGACAAATCCGGTTGTTACGGTATTTCCGATGATCGTCGTAACTCCGGCGCTGTCCTGGGCGGTTCCAAGTCCAACGTTCGTTCCCACAACCAAGCCGTTCAGAACGGCTATACCCGTCGTCCCGTTTATCGAAAAAGTTGTCGCTCCGTTTAAATCCCGGGCCAGTATTCCATTAGGGCTGATCCTTAAGTCTCCGCTAACTCCGTTTGAATAAGTGCCAATTTGCAGAGCGCCACTGGCTCCAAAAGTAAAAGCTCCGATAATGGTGTTAGTTGCGGTACTGATCGCAGAATCGGCAAAATGGCCGGAAGCGTCTATGGCAGAAGCTAAAATGCTGGATAACCTTCCCCCTACCGTTGTCGTTCCATCAATCACTCCTCCGGTAATTGATATGCTGGTAAATCGGGCTGCGCCAGTCTTCAAAACATAAGCCACCGCGTTATCGTTGTCGGCATCAAAATTATCATGAGAACATCCCCACCAAGTGTTTCCGTCATAATCGGAATGGAAGGAATTAGCCGTCGTATTTTCGTTCGGTATATGAATCGATCCGGCAATCAATGATCCGCGAAAAATTCCGTCATTAAATTCAACACTATCGGAATATATTTTCCATCCTACCGATCCTGAAGAAAAATTCTCGCTCTGGATAAAACCGTCATTGGCAACAGTCATTGAAGAGATCATCTCTCCAGAAATCAAAGAACCGGTAGTAATACCATCCTTAAAAACATTGCGCAACTCCGGCACGATAGCCGAATCCATCGAACCTCTAAGACGTTTAAGAGTCTTATCAAAAACAGACTCTATATATTCTTGTTGTGATTCTACAAATATCATACTTCGACATCAACATTAGAAAAGTCAAGACCTCTTAATTTTACTTGTTCTCCAGTGATAATATCAACGATCCTAAATTCAAATACCCTAGCTCGTAAAACCGATTTTAATTTAACGTCGGTAACGATATCTTTCACTGTTCCGATCGATTTCCAGTCTCCGTAATCCATCCGGCACTGCAATTCCGCGCCATTAGAAACATCGGAATGAACGAAGATCCGCTCGTTTATCGTCTTGTAATATTCCCGATTGGAAAAATCAAACTCCGGAGACTGAAGAATATATTTTATTCCCTGAGCATTGTAGTCGCTGTTGCCATAATTCAAACGCAATACCTGGCCATCGGCATCTCCGGCCGCAATCAGTGTATCATTTCCGGAAATATACTGATTCATGGCATAAAATTTATGAGCATATTGAAGAGGCGCCCATTGCTGCGTATCGATGGTATAACGCAAAACCACCTTGTTAAAAGTCTCGGTAAAACCCCTTCCCCAATCAACTATTACGTCTCCAACCGACCAATAAATATCATTATTATCCGACCAGCCGTTTATATAAGGATAAAAAGCACTATCAATTCCATCGATAATCGACTGGACCGGCCGAGAAAAACATTCCGGATACCCTCCATCGGTCACATAAAAACCGTTCGGACCATAAAAAAAATAATTCTTTCCCCGAGCGCGCACGATCGATTTATGGGATTGAGTTCCGATATTGACAAGATCTTCCGGGAAAGTGGAATCAAAATTCCAGCGTTTTAACGAACGCTGTTTATAGATCAATAAATATCCCGGTACTTTAGATAATCCTTTTATCGTTCCTCCTCCGTCTTCCTGTTCCGCCTGCAACGATCCTGATCCGGCAGCAGTCCACGACACGCTGGGAGTGGAAATACTGGAAGGAGTGGTGTAATAAACCCGATCGGTTACTGCGCAATACACTCGATCCTTGAACTCTATCGGAAACCTGGCCCCGCTGGGAACATGATCCAGGTCAAATACCCCAGCCGTCGAGATCCAACCTCCGGCATCGGAATAGGAATACTTCTGGATACTGTTAAGCATCAAAGTCTGGTTAAGAAACGTGGCAAAGTTAGCATCCATTAAAGCTGTTAAGGTTCCAGCCGCCGCTCCCGATCCAAGATTATAGATATGCGTTCCAAAGACGGCAAATAGAGCATGCTTGGTGGAGTCGCTGTCAAGATGCTGGAATAAACCAAGACAACGATTCCCGGCCGATACCTGAGAACCGATGCGCGTCGTACCAAGACGGCTTACCGCTTCACCCAATACTTTATCGAAAAGAAGATTGAGCGAAAAAGGAACCGAGGTATTAATAACACTTTTAGATTTAATATCCCCGGAAACCTTCTGAACATTTCCAGCGGAAATGTCCCGCCATTTTACTGTCTCCGATAATCTAGCCATTATTCGTAAATAAATCCCTTACGATGCTGGGACCGATAAGAGATCTGATTAATTTTAGGTCGCATTTTATACTTCTGACCCGATATGTCAGTCCTTATCGCCGACCTCAACATATCGTTGAATAGAAGAAAACTGTCATCCTTGATATCATCCTTGCCGTTATTCCTCCAATAGCTTTTTCCTTTCCACAAAAGCCACTCCCGGACCATATCATAGCGGGGAGCGTCAACCGTATCGGACTCGGAATCAACGGCCGTAGCCTCGGTATTATAATCCATCAAGACATTCTTATTCTCCCACGTTTCATCGCAAAGCGGATAAATAAAAATCTCTCCGTTCTTAACCGTAAAATACATCGGCTCTCCTTCTGATTCCCCTTGCCATACTTCGGTATCCACCGCGTGAGTCGCTCCGATCGCCCCGTCTCCGGTAGCCGGTACTCCGGTAAATACTCCGGCCGTAGCCGAGCGGGTTATTGCCGTATAAGTGATCTCGTCGAGCGTACCTCCGGTATAAATATGAAGAGTACCGTCGTCGTCAAAATCATAGGAATTATCAACTTCAAGAGTAACATCGGTAGCTACGGCTTGAGTCCTGACCGGAGTATGTTTTACCCCGGCAATAACCTGGTCCCACTCTTTTTCATCAAGATATTTAAGAGGATCATCTTGTCCATTTATCCGCAACTGCAATATTGATTTATTGCTTTGATCATCGTAAATATCATCGGGAAGGGTAAACTTAAAAGTTCCCCGGGCGGTCTGACCCAGGACATAATCCTTTTTAAGATAACGAGACCATCGCTTAAGTTTTCCCTGGATATAATTAAAACAAGCATTGATCTCATCCATCGCCGTCTCCTTGGAAAACCGGTCATCCCATTCACAGCTCAATTTTCTCCGGACAGACTCAAGGATATATCCAACATGATCTCTAGCAAATTTAGCCTCTCCGGTTCCCCAGGGAATAGCGTCAGAGTAGCGCAGATCAACCGAGGCAACACTATTGGAAAACTGATAATAATAATATCCGGTAGTCTTTACGGTATCATCGTAAAAATTACGGATCGTAGTAGGATCGATGTTCTGAGCCGCGGCCAATGCGGTTAAAGTTGAATCATCGGTATTGGCGTCCGCTTCTGCAGCCGACCAGAAAAATTGAACCTTATTGGCCTTAATGATATAAACCGTAGTTCCGGCAGGATGTGATTCCGCTACGGCTGCAAGTAGCGCGACAGTATTCCCGGAAGGAGCGCCGCTGATAGACCCGATCTCGGCCAATTCATTTCCCGGTTCCCTTAATAGAACAATATCGTTAGCCGCCGCGCCCAGAATCGACTTCACCGTAAGAGAACTCGCTCCGGAAGCAACATCAGCATCCAGTACCATTACTGGAGCATCTTTAACTAATTCTCCAAGATCCGCATAAATGCGATGATAGCTCATATTTTATTTAGACATTAGGTTTCGCTTTCTTCGTTTCAGGAAAAAATTTATCACGACACTCTTTGCACATTCCTTCCTTAATCTCATTAAGTTGTTTTTCCAGTTTATCAACCTGTCCAAGGCCCAAGACTTTCCCGCGCTGATCTTTGGGAAGTTTTCCCATCTTAAATAATTCGGTATACTTCGGATTTCCTGCACTCATTTTTTTATGGTTTCGCCTTATTAGGTACGATCACCGATTAAGTTAAAAAGGTAGCCTACTAGGATTATCCGTTCGGCTATTTATCCACTATGCCAAGATTATGGCATCTATGCTTCCTACAAGCCTGGGCCTCTTTGCGAGTGAGAGGGCGGGCTTTTTTCTTGCAGTACCACTTGACACGTTTCATTTTTTACCTCCCATAAAAAGAAACATCTTCTCTGTTTACATCTGTGCAAAAACTTCTTCTCATCAATCACTTCCCAGTTTAACCCGCAGTATCTCTCTGTAATTTTTCCACCTCCGATTCACAAACGTACGCAAGATATTCACAATTCTTGAGCCGACATCGGCTCTCCTGCCACTCTCCCACCTTAAGGTGGTTCGCACGACACCAGGCTACTTTCATTATATCACCTCCGATGAACTATTATTTTCCAATACCTCCTCCGATGTCTTCACTCCAAGCTCTTTAGCCTTAGCGATCAACCCCTCCACTTCGGCCAACTCCGCTTGATTCCTTATTATGTCTTTCTCAATTTGAGCCTTCTGGCTGATTAAGAAATCATAGTCATATATCGTGGTCTTTGTTTCGGTGATGACTTCACTTACTTCAAAGCTTGTGTCTGTTAATTTTTTTTCCATTATTTTTCTAACGCTTCAAGGCGTTTGGTTAAAGATTCAATTTGTTTTTGCTGGGATTTATTTTGTTCCCACAAAAGTGTAGTGAGTCTGTCATAATTCAGACCTTTGATTCCATTATCTTCATCCGATGAAAAGAACTATTTATGCTTTTAGCAAAACCTTATAAACTGTTCCGTTAATATTTATTTTAAGCGTAGCATCCGAAGCTCCAACAGCTTCAGCAACTACCGCTTGCTCCAAGTAAAGACCTAATGTGGCCGTAGCGTCTGCGGTATCAGCCGAGAATATAAGCACTTGGTTATCCACGTGGGCGTCCGGGGCAGTTCCGTTGGCTATGCCGATAGTATTGGTTGAACCTGCTTCTACGGTTGCCCCACCGACCATTAAATGATTGCCATTAGTTATATCCAATCTTCCGCTAAAGAGAGAAGGAGCAGTATCCGCCGAATAAAAAGCCCAAGAGTTTATTGCCGTACCACCAGTAGTCGGAGCAGTAATCATTATCCCGTAAGAGTTAGTTACCGTACCGGTTTTATAAAATCTCGAAGCCTTTATTGCGATAGATTCGGTAACCGTGCCAGTCCCGGAATATATCCCAGCCCAGCAATCTAATCCAATAATTGAGGACAAAGTTCCTTCAAAATTGGCATCGCTGATTATCATTCTAAGGTCATATCCCTTACGATAACCGCTATCAGTTTTGGTTGAAGCAATATTAGCTAAAAATGCTGCCGTCTGATAAGCAATCGCATGATTTGTTGCGTCCACATCAACCGCAACATCAGAAATTACCGAAACTATTGAAACTGAAGAACCGCTAGACCACCCTGCCCCTACTTTCAGTCCTTGGGCGGCGGAAGGACTAGCTAAAATTCCAACATTGTTACCAAAAATAACACCATGCCCTGCGGTAGTTTCAGATAAATGATCTGCTTTAAAAACAGACCCAGCGTTTAATGTAAGAACAGTAGATGATTGAGTTAATGAAGTATTACCATTCGCCCAATTAATCACCCCACCAGAGGCTAGAAATAGGTCAGACACCCCAAGAGCGGTAGTACCGATGGCCATTCCGTCATTGGTTACGGGAATAATCCCCGATAACACCGAGAGAGTTCCGTTCACCTTGAGCGTCTGGCTGGCTGGGGTAGCATTGAACGTGCCGTATAGCAAAGCTCCAGCTTTATCTCCGGCGGTGTCGGTACGGTTTTGGTTGTCAACGTAGAAAGAATCAGAGCCTGTTTCGTAATAACCAGAGTAATAACCTAATGCTACATTACCAGAACCGCTTGTTTCTACGCTTCTTAATGAAAATGCTCCTATAGCTGTATTTGTTGAAGCGGAAGTATTCGGAGAATAAAGAGCCTGATAACCAATTGCAGTGTTTAAATTACCAGTAACCAAACTGGCCATTGCACTTGTCCCAACTGATGTATTTTTTACGCCAGAAGTAAGTCCTACATTAGCACTTCCCCCAATCGCAGTATTACTTTCTCCAACAGTCAAAGCTGTTAAAGCAAAAGCTCCAACTCCAGTATTAGAATCTGCGGTATTGCTTGTTCCTGCCCCCATCTTTCCTGTTCCTTTACCAACAAAAGTATTTCTTTCTGCTCCCGCCACAAGATTTAAACCAGCTTCGTGTCCTAATTGTGTATTAAAAGAAGAACTATTGCTTAAAATAGTAGCTTCGTTCACCGTCGTCGGCGTAATCGCTCCCAGCGTGAAAGCCAACGCTCCGGCGGTGTTCGTGGCTGATACGCCGTTGCCGGTGGTGACGGAACTCACCAGCGTGCCGGTGGTAGGCAGGGTGACGCTTGTTGCTCCTGTGGTGGCCAGTGTGAGGGCGTTCGTAGCCGTAAAGGTGATTACCTCTCCACCGGCCAGTGTGATGGCATTGGTGGCTATCGTGGCACTGTCGGATACGGCTAAGGTCTTACCTGCGGTGATATTCAGAGTGTTCGTGCCGTTAGCGGTAATTGTGAGGCCGTTGATCGTGGTTGCTGTAGCCACTCCCAGCGAAGGAGTAGTAAAACTAGGACTTTCCAAAAAAGCAAACGTCTTTCTCGCCGCTCCCGTGGTAATCGTGCCATACCAAGCATCAGTCAAAAACTCCACCTTGCCTACTACGGGTACTGTCAATAGCGTCCCGCTTGTAAATCCCAAAGGTGCCGTGCCTGCGGTTGCCGTACCTGCCGCTAAATGAAGCTTGCTCGTTGGCCCCGTCGTCCCGATGCCGACGTTGCCGCCATTTGGCTGTAAATTCACATAACTAGTCGTCCGCGTAGCATTGGTTGTGCCTTGAATAGTAATGTCGCCATTGGCCGCCGTACTGCCGTCAATCGTGGGAGAAACAATACCATTGGTGAAGGCTTGCGCTTGACTGGTTGCTCCAGTGGTCGCGCCGGTGGCGAGTAATGCGCCGGATAGAGAGGTAAGATAGCCTTCGGAAGTCCAAGGTGTTCCGGTAACGTAACCAGCAATAGCGTGATTTCCCCAGCCAAAAGCAATGTTCCAATTAGTAGAGTTATTGATTATAGAAGTACCCCAAGCAATCCCTGTTGAAAGAGGAATGCCTACTCCTGGATAAACCATCCCAGAAGGAATTTCATCCCAAATAGGAATACCTCCGGAAATAACCAAATGTTGACCATCGGATCCGGCCGCAAGTTTTACAATATCCAATCCATCATAATAAAAAATATCCCCGGTCGCATAAACGATATCGGCTAATTGAGATAAAATATCCTCCTCAATAGCGGTAATTTCATATACCGCTTGTTTGGGGGCGTGCTTTTCATACATACCCATGGCGTTTTTTTATTTTAACTTCATTTTTAAATTAACTCCGGCATCCTTAATCCGTTTCCTTAGTCTTTCCTCATATATTTTAAGATCGATCTCGCGCCGTTCGAGTTCTATTTTTTTAAGATTATATTGCCGGTAAGATTCATCTATTGACATCCGTTCTGATTTTAATTCTGAAATTTCCCTGATTAATCTATTTTTCTGAGCCAAAAGAGATCCGGCTTCATCCCTTAAATGAGAAGCCTCTTTTGCGATATCATCTCGCTGATCCTGGATCGCCTTAGCCTGTCCGGTCAAAGCGTTCACCCTGACATATAAAATCAAGACATCAGCCTTTACTTTTTCATATTCTCTCTTTTTATCATCGATTATTCCCTCCGATATCTTTATTTTCTTTGATAGTTCGGTAGATATTTGGGAAACATTACCCCTTGATTTAGCGATCAGAGCCTCGATCTCCCGGGAAGTATCCGATAACGATATAATCCTCTCCCCTCGCTTAGAAATATCGGCCTCTAATCCTTCAATTTGACGATTCAATTCTCCGATCTTAAATTCAAGACCTCCGATAGTCTGTTCCAGCCCGGTCTTTTTTAATTCCAATCCGACGACCGCGTGGTTATACTTTCCCACGCGATCATCGACGTTAGATTTTCTGCTGGATTTAAGCGACATAATTGCGTTCAAATATTACCTCAACACCTTCACCGCTAACGGTAGAATCAATATAAATGTTGCTGATATTCTCAACCTGCAAACCAACCGATTCATTTTTAGTGAGAGTAAAACTTCCCCCGGAAGTATTCAATGCTTTTGCCGAAGAATCCGCGATATGAATAACCCCGGTATTGGCGTTCTTCGCCTTGATCGTTACTCCGACACCGTCAGGAACCGTTTTAGGAGCCGTTAATTTCACCGTTGCGGCCGCTCCTTCAGCGGTCAACGCTCCCTTGCTATTCAGTGTTATAGTCCCGGCAGCAACCGCATCGATAACATAAGTCCCATCATTGGAAACCGATCCGCTTACCGTAAGTTGATCTCCTTTCTGAAAACCTGCCTTAAGAAATCCACTTGTGCTATCGGTAATCGTGTCCCGATCGTCACCATTAGTTGACGCTGAATTATCCACAAAAGCGATAGTAGCGGCTACCATTTTGACCGCCAACACCTCGGGAGTGCCGGAAACTGTTACTGAAAATTGAAAAGTAAAAGCTGTATTTAGGTTTGTTGCTCTATTTGACAAATTATTTTAATCAGTATATTGCTCCTCCCTCCCAAAAAAATGAGAGAGAGGGAGCAATATACCAATCTTTTATCTTGCGAGAGTTATAAGAGATTAGGCTACTACCGCACCCGCACCGACACCGCCGAATCCGACAACGTACCACTTTCCGTTCGTAAACATCAAAGTGACACTATCGCCCGCATCGGCCATAGTGATGTTAGTGTAACCACCCGGATTTGCCGGAGTGATTACCGCGTCGCCACCACCATCAGTTTTAAGGATGATGAACTTCAACTGACCTTCCGTACCATCAGCGAGTTGAAACGCATCACCACCGGCATCAGTCGCCAGTTCCGAGATCGAGGAAACCACATCGATTGCCCCACCCGTACCCGCTCCGATAGATTCGGTCTTGCTCATCAAAGCCGGACCGGCGATATCAACTTTACCCGAACCGTTCGGGGTAAGAGTGATCGCGCCATTCGCGCCATCGGTCAACGTAATGTTTCCAGTAGTTGAATTTCCGGTCTTAAGAATAAGATCAAAATTACCGAGAGAAGAAACATAAGCCGAGGCCGCGTTATCACCGACAAGGATTCCATTAAGCGTAGTCCCGCCGATAGAATCCCAGCCAATTTCCAGCAACTGCGTATTGGTTCCAGCCTTATCGGCATAGAACACAAGCGAAGCGTCCGGATTAGCGGCTGTTTTATCTCTGATAACAACATCGATCCTAGCGTAAGTTTCCGCTGCATTAGCGTCATCTTGAGCGGTAAACAAAATTCTACCGATCACGTCGCTATCCGCCGCGCTATTCGCCGTCTGATCTAACTTCAATACCGCACCAAGAGCGCCAGTCGCCGTTGAGTTCAACTCAACCAACCCTCCAGCCATCGCTCCCGAACCAGTTACCTGAAGGGAAGCAGCCGTGGAATCTTTGCCGTTGATATATACGCAGACAGGATTCGCAGCTACGGTAGCCGCAGCATTGGTAAATACGGCCAGATAAGAAGTCGCGGCAGCCGGAACACCGGAAGCCGATACCCTTAAGACCGCACCACCAGCGGCTGTAGCTCCACTTGAAGTGACCTCCAACACGCCTTTCGTGCTTGCCTTCACGCCTGAACCAGTGATCAGAACATCTGATACCGAGGTAGAAGCAGAAACAATATTTAACGCTTTCGCTCCTATGCCCACCGAGGTGATCTTCACCGCATCGCCAGTCGGAGCAGCCGTACCTCCATCGGCAGTAACGATCTCCAAACCAACCGTCGTGTCAGTGCAAGTTCCCGCAGTATCGGTTGAAGTAAGAGCAATCTTCAACACAGACCCGGCTGCGGTCAGGGTCTTTGTACCCTGATTCACGATATTGCTCCTCGAGAGCAATAACAAGTCATAGTCGAGAGACGCACTATTGGTAGTTGCAGTT